GAAAAGTTAGAAGCACCATTAACATTATAATCAAATGATTTTGTCGTAGGGTTATATGCTCCCGATATTGTAACCCCATCACTCATAGATACTCCACCAGAACTACCATTAAGTAGTTCCCATTTATCATTATCAAGAGTTGGTGTTATCCAAAACAGAGTACTATCGGCAAGTGCTATTGTGTCTAAATATAATTGACCCACAAATTCTGGACTAACTACCCCAACTGGACTATTACTGCCAAATAAAATATTGTTATTTGTTAATGTGTCTGCCCCAACAATAACAGTTTTTTGACTATATCCTATTAATGGCAGTAAAAATAAAATTATTATATATAAAATCCTCATAAAAATACAGTTTTTTAATTCACATCAAAAGATGCCCCAGTAGACATAAGGTTGAACGAAAGATTAATTTCTTCCAAACTTGGAGTGGCTTTTAAGAAAATACTTCCATTTAATATTCCTTTATCAATATCATTTTCATTATCACTCAATACTATACGATAAGAAGATAATCCACGATTGTCTCTGACATCCCTAAGAACTGGCTCAACAACTCTTCTAAATTCATTACGAACATTAGCGTCATTTGGTTCAAACAACAGTCTTTTTGCCAATGGATTAATAGTTTTACGTAACTCCAATACTAAACGAACCAATGATATTTGTGTCAATGGACTATCCTCAGTATACATTGTTTTATTACCAAAAATATAGTATGAACCACTATCACTAATTAATGGATTTAAACGACCATCATATAATATATCTCTTTCACTTTCTCTCAACTTTGCCCTGAGATTAGTGAACACTGTTCTCCCTCTTTGTAGTCCAGCGGCAGCATACCAAGGGGCATTCAATCTGTCTGTTTTAGCAAATATTCTCATTACCTCGGCAGTTGGAGGCAAATAGAGTCTGGTATTGTTTTCAGTATCATTATATAAACCCCAGTGAACGTAAGATGCAGCATATGGGGTATCATATAGATCATTAATTAGGTCTACCATGTTATCTACTGTCAATGCATCACCGGCACTATTATAATCCAACATATTGAATACATAAAATGCATCACATCTGTCATTTTCTATCATATCAATAGTTGCTTCAACCAAATTACTATTATTAACTGCATCTATACCACCAGTTGCCATTAAATCAATTGCCACTTCCTCTGGGTTATCAAAAGAATAAATCCCCTTTAGATATGCATAATAATCGCTTGTTATACCATTAACCTCACTGTTAATAGCGATATTTGAGAAATTACCAACATTTAATCCCAATATTGCCTTTCCAGCCCTAATTTCATAGTTGTCACTATTAGTCCTACCTTCTCTATGGATATCCCAACCATCAAAGCCACCATATGGCACCAATGTAAATTTACGTGTATTCAGTTTCTCGTAATCGGTGTTTTCAAGCTCAAGCTCATTTTTAAAACTATAAATTCCAGTTTTAAATACTACATTTGCATCCCCATCTACGTTTACATTTACTGCATCTTTATCCATGTGAAATCCAGCAGTCCTACCACTCCACTCCAAACTAGTTGTATTTGGAGATATCCCCTTATAATCAAAAAAGTCTTGTTCTATTCCCACAGTATCTGAAATTCCTAAATATACATTCCTAGGTCTTTCACTACTATTATATGAAGTCTTATAGGTCATTTCAGGAAGCAAACAATTATTCCATTCTCTAACAGGGTAGCCCTCAAACCCAGCAGGGAAAGATTCATTTAAACAGTCGGCTGCTATTTCAACACTTATGTACTTTGAATTTAGAGGATAGAAACCGTCTGTTGTTCCCAAAGATAGTCCCAAATAATTATTTGAACTCTTAGACAAATTAACTTTTGAGTATCTTTCTAGAACTACTGGGTTTCGGTCAGTATCAGAAAATGAACGAACTACAACGTCAAAATCTTTTTGATCTGGACGAATATTCTCTATGCTGACCTTAATGTCACTGTTTGCAGCATTGCCGTCTCCAATTGTATGAAATCTGAATAATCTGAATACTTTGTTGCCTCTTACTTCACTAACCACCCAAGGTGTAATTGCATTACGATATTGTGTTTTATAGTTAGAAATTGATTGATTGAAACAGATATCTGTCTTTATGCAATCAATTTTACCTGTCTCTAATAATGTTTCAAATAAAACTATATAGTTTTCTTCTATGTAAAAAGGAACACTAGTTTCACAGCACTGAATAGTACCCTCACCGAATATCCTACCTATATATGAAGGTTTACCCCTGTCCAATGAGACAGTATAATTAAAATTACCTCCATTGGTATATGTACCACTCAACCTAAATTCATCCAATGGATTAATTTTTGTGCCATTTATTGGAGTTATAGATAAGGTATTGCCTTGTACTTCAAACCCTAATAATTCGTTTCCATCATATTTACCCTTAGAACGCAAAGTTAGAACCAAAGTGTTATCTAGATCAGTATCTGCCAACCCAGTTAAGTTATTATATGTTCCACTATATGTTATAGTAACGATTCCTGTTGGAATTTCTGTTTCAATTACATTAACAACATTGCTTATAACTGGCACAGTGATATTTGTAGTACCAGTAGTTAAAGTATATCCTACACCACTGATTGTATCACAATCATATACTGCATCGTTTTCCTCTAAACTACATAATTTATAATTACCCCCAACAAAAATTTGGCCATTTGGTAAAAAGATGTTTCCGTTATCTATTACAATGCTGCCATCACTGTTGTGAGTTATTGTCCCACCCTGTATTTGTACTAAACCACTATTAACAGTAGTAAGACCATTATTTGCAGTATTAATGAAAACAATTGCATTGATTACATCAACAATAAATGTACTGCCATCGGTAATCGTGCCAGAACCATAGTTAACTACGCAATTTTGCTGTACCTCAGTTGTATTCGTTGTTGTACTAGTTGTAGTTACACCACTTATACATATATATTTAACTTCAACCTCAGTGGCAATTGCCTCAAAATTAACACCATTAAAGTTACCATTACAGTCACCAATAAAAGTATTATATGAGTTTATTGTGTCACCACTTGTTGAACTGGATGAGCCAAATATTGATTGATCAAATTCACCTGCATCGTATATGTCTTGTAATATAGTTCTATTAAAAGTTACATTATTGATTGAACCATTGATGAATTCAACATCAACTTCAAAAGTGTCGTTTGTTGTGGTTTCAACAGTTGAAACATCAATATTAGACCCAAGGGTTATGCCCCAAGCATCTCCCGCATCATATCCAGATAATCCCAATACTCTGCTGACAAACAATGATCCTGACTCCTCTAGATATTGCTTTGCAATATAGGGTGTTTCATATCTCAACTGTCCTTCGTTTGTTTTACATGGGTCTAATCCCCCGAAACATTGCTTAAATGTACTGTATGTATCCACAAACATAGGGGTAAATGCCTTACCCTTTAAAGTTTCCCCCACTACCCCCAATGAGGTTTGCTGTGGCTGTGGATTTCCATTTAGAAATGTGAAATCTCTTACTTGTATATTTACTGATGGGCTACCACCATTAATGCTATTTGCCATCTATATTTTTGTATAAATAGCATTTTTTTTCGCATATTTTAAAAAATACTATAAATATAAGCTTAAAAGAAAAGGTTTTTCACTACTTCCCTCATATTTCACAGTTAAAAGATCATTTTTATTCAACACAAGTGGCATATTTACTTGGAGGTCATTGACCTTAAAAATAAAAAAAGATAAATCTGAAACATTTGACTGAGTAAACATCACTGATTGATCCATGATTAAATCATTTTCATTATTTTTTCTGTTAAACAGAAAATTAACAGATAAACATGTCCCATTATTGTCAGCTTCGATATGACATGTCTCTTTATTTACATTTCCCATTTTGAAAACTATATTGACTTTTTCTGGAACAGTAATCACCCTAAAATTTTTTTCATTTAAAATATATCCACGACAAGTTATTTTATATTTTTGTGAATAAAAACGTCTTTTTTCTACATCAAACTCAGACTGATCTTCTATATTGTCTAATATTAGTGGCATGAAATATCCCTTTGGTTGTACATATACTTCACGAGATGAAAATTCAGATATGATTTTCTGTGCTACTTTATTAACTTGAGATATTGTTTCTCCAATAAATTCCAAATAATAAATGACATCTATCTTAACAGGTTGTGGCACATAGTATTTATCAACTATTTTTTCCCCATCTTGTGTGATTTTACTGACTGTTTTTAGAAGGAATAATTCTTCGCTTGCAATATTATATTGTTCAAAATTTGTGCCTACTTGTGCAACATTTTCTTTAGTTAAAAAAAACAATGGATAATCATAGTCATTATCAGCAAGTAAACTGGCTTTAATCACATCTATTTCATTCTCTTTTTGCAAAGAAAGAGCATGAACTGCTATTTTGTCCCCATCTATGTTAAAATCAAAATGGGTAGTGAAAGAATCTATGACTGATAAATCTATATCCTCAATTTCTACTCCCTGAGAAAAATAATTATCGTTAGTTAGTGCCTTTTTTATTATCCCAGTGGTTGTGTCAGTAACAATGTTATTTGCACCAACTTCTTTACGAGTTTTAGTATCGTGTATAAATTTTATTCTAGGTGCTTGCATTATTATATAAATTTAAAAAGTTCTTCATTGGCTGGTGTTCCAATTATTAGTTTATAAGCAGGTTCATAACTACCAAATGTTCTTTCATTGGCAACATTTTTGTCATCTGTGTCGCTCACAGTAAAATAGATGTATTTACCCTTTATATTATATCCCAATAAATCCCCATATTTAATGGATAAATTTAATTCCTTAATTGTTTTCTCTAATATCCACACATTCATATTACCATACTCTTCATATCTTGCACTTTGATTTTGAGCATAACTTTTATTTTCCTTTGGGGTCAATTCAACTAAACAATTGAGCATTATTGGGTCGGCAATATCTAATTGATTTAAATCTGTTTCATTAAATGCTTTATTTTTGGTTTTTACTAAAATTTCATAGTATGCTATTTGCTGATTACTATAATTCTCCATAAATTCTTGCAAATATGAGATATAATGATTATATTGCGCCTCAGTAATAAAATTTTTCAGTCTAGTCATAAAAATAAAAATGTTATATGGATATATTTAATTTAACAGATATTGTTGCGTATAAGGGCAGCAATCCTTTTATAAATAGGATTAAAAGAAAGTACTACAAAGACATTGTTGACCCAATAAAAGAAGAAGATATTTCACTCTTTAAGATTACAGTCACAACTTCCTACAATAGTATGTATTTTATTGTAAAAGATTATATTAACTTTAAAAAGTTTAAAGATATATTAGACAATACAAATAAGCAATTGAGGGATCAAAATAAAATGCCTAGATACACACCATTTATTTTTGACCCAAATATTTCAAACTCTAAATTTAAGGCAATACCTAAAAAAATAAATATATCTCCATTGGAATTTGAAAATGAATATTTGTTAAGAAATTATAGATATGCTGGTTATGTTTTTAATTCCACCCAAATAATTGAGATAAAAGAAAATAATTCGGAATATCTGAAAAGTCAATTTAATATAACTGACGACAGAGTTTTAACAATTGTTAAAATAGACAGAATTTATGGAGAAACATTAGAATACTTTCACTGTGGCTACAATAAAAAAGATTTCTTTCTATATAAGAAAGACATGAAAAACCCTGTTTATAATTATTGGAGTAATTATGATTTGGACATAAATAAATTAAATTCATATGACATCTCAGATGAATGGGTAAAGAATGGACATAAATATAAAGAACATCAGATTTTCACAATTAAGGCAGGATTAATTGAGAAAACCTTATTACTTGCTGATAAAACAGGAATTGGAAAATCAAAACAGGCTTTAGGAATTTTCATGGTAGCTGAAATTAAAAAAGCATTAATAGTTACTTTTAATGACGATAAACAAAAATGGGAACAGTTAATCATTGATCATGGGATGTCTGCACAAATAATAAACGCAAACACTAAAAAGAAAAACATAAACTTTGATGCAAATTATTTTATAGTCAATTATGAGGGACTATCAAAATACTATAAGAAAAATGATGTGTTTGACTTAAAAGATCAAAATTTTGAAGCAGTGTTATATGATGAATGTCAAAGAATTAAAAGCATAACTTCTGCTCAAACAAAAATATCTAAAAAAATTAATAAACTAAAAACAATTAAATATAGACTGGGATTAAGTGCAACCCCCTTTGAAGATAACTTACAAGTTTTTTCAATTATAGATACATTGGGCTTAGATAGGTACATGGATTCTAGTTTTTCTTTTGAAGATAATATTCAAAAACATCAGATTACCTATTGCGGTGCATATCCAATGATAAAAAATAAAAGAGTTATATTAGTGGGTGGAGCAAAAGATAAAGATGGCATTCGTAAAAAATTCACTAAAACTAAGGAGTTAGCTCAACGTATAAAATACAATCTAATATCTAGAAGCAGTGAAGACATAGAGGGCTTTCCAATAAAAAGAGAGCATATCATTCAAATTAAATTAAATAGCAAAACTTTAAAGGAATATGAAACATTAAAAAAAGATTTAATTGATCACTACAAAGAAGTGGCAAAAAAACACAATAAAGATGATGAAACCTTAAACTTTAATCCTGAACTACCAGTTTCTATAAAGCTTCGTCAATTCTTGGCAGAAGCAAACGTATTAAATACAGTTAATTTGGCAAATAAACTGATGAGAGAAGGAAAAAAAATAATCATTTTCACTCACTTTGAAAAAGAACTTGATATGATATGTGAAAGATTAATTGGCAATGTGGTATGGGTTAATAATGCTAAAAGTAAACGTTGGAAAAAACTACCAAGTAATTATGAAGTAATTGAGACATTTAAGAAAAGTGATAAAATAAATGCAATAGTTGGTAACATAAAAACATTGGGTGCTGGACACAATATAAAGGAAGGGGATGTAGTTATATTAAACAGCCCTGATTGGTCTTATAGTGAACATGAACAAGCGACGGGAAGACCTTGGAGGCTTGATCGTGTAAACCCAGTAGACATTTATTATTTTAATTTCCCAGATACTGAAGTAGAAAAGGTTTTTAATAAAGCAAATTCTAAAAGAGAGAACATGGAAATGCTTTTAAATATTGATAGATATTTATTGAAAAAAGAAAATGAAAAAACTTAATGAGGCAATGTTCAGTCTTTTAACTGAAAATGAACAAATAGAGGATTACAATGGAGTGGCATATTTTTTTTCTGAACATGGTAAAAATATGGGTGAAATTGGTAAAGAAAAAATTAAAACATTTCATACTGATTTTGAAACAATTAAAAGCTTAATCCAAAGAGGAAAAAACTCTGAATCTGCCCCGATGATCTTTAAATGTAAAATACATTTATCTGAACTTTTGTTGTGGGATAAAAATGCGAAAGAAAATTATGACTTTAGTAAAATTAGTGCTGATGATTATAACTCTCTTGAATTAAACACAGATGGCCTAGATATATTGGAAAGTGGAATATATAACGGAATTAAAATACCTGATCATTTTGGATTTACAATTCACTTTAAAGAATACAAAAACTTACAAATAATTGATAAATATATTGACATCCATTTCAATCAATGGGAAAAGATGTAAATGACATCTAATCATTATAGTATCCAAAAATCTATGCAAATAAAGCATAGATTTTTGGTTTCCTCTCGCTTTTCAGAATTTAATCCTCAAAGCTAAGACGTTAGCACTGCTACGCTTGCGTCCTGTGGAGCGCAGCGACCTAAAGGTATTGGTGCGTATGAATAAATATTTACCCAGTTAATGGATAAATCCTCTCCCTCTCCCATTTCTCATGCAGCTTGGTAATTAGCAGTTTGAATATACCTTGCAGAGAGCTTAGTATTAGAAATTATTTTTAAATTTTTGTCAAATTTACCAGTTTTGTAAAAGAAAGTCCATTGCTGGTCACTAATTTCTTTACAAAGTTTTTGATAAGGCTCAAATAGTTGATTTACCTTAACAAGCTTATCACTATTAAGATTTGACTTCAACTGATATGACCTTATAAAATTCATAATACAAATATAAAACTTTTAGTTGTAATTTCCTAATAAATAAACAATTATTTGTTTGATAAAAAATGTTTATATTTGCATATTGTTTAGATAGCTGGTCATAATACTATTTATTAATAAACATAAATGGAAGTTTGTGATGTTAATGAAGAACTAAGATGCCTGTATAAAGATATAAGTATTCTTTTAACAGGTGGTATAGGAAAAATAGAATTAGACGATGAAGTCTGGTGTTCATTGATGAATTTCACAATGGATGATTTTTACTATTATATTCACAAGTGGACTATTGATAATAAGTTCACTAACTTCTATGGTAAAGACTCAAGTACCATAGATATGTGTGTGGCACTAACCACTGCCTCATTTGACTATGAGTTAACTTTAGCCCAAGCATACTCAGAAGATGCTGGATTATCATCAAGAGGTGGAAGATATGAATTGAAAAAAGATTTTGTTAGCTTAGAAGATGGTAAACAAATATATTCTATTCCAGCAAACCGAGAAATTAAAAAAGTTTTATTTGTGACACCATCACAAATTGATAGTGCCTTGTTTTCATCTTGGGGGTATGGAAATATAGGGCTGACCAATTTTGGTGGTGTTTCTGCCTTTGGTGGATTAGGATTTGGGTCTAACGGAATGGGCACAACATATCCACTATTTCCCTCACATGATGTTATGTTAAGAGCAAGTCATTTTAATCTAGTTGATAGGCTTTTAAACTCAGAATTAACTTTTAGGATCACAAAAGGGCCGAACGGGACAAGACTTTTACATTTATTTTCAATACCAACAGAAAAAAGAGGACTACGAAAAGAACTTTACAGTTGTAAAGTGTGGTATGAATATTATGACACATCAGGAATGACATCAGAGGAAGAAGGAGACTGTAAGAAAGACTGCGAAAAAATATATTCACCAACGCAAATAGATTTACCAAAACAAGATTTTTGTGATTTAAATCATTGGTCAAACACATGGATTCGCAAATGGTTAACTGCATATGCAAAAGAAGCATTAGGTAGGGCTAGAGGTAAATTTAAGGGACTATTACCCAACATTGGAGGTCAATCGCTAGAATTAGACTGGGATATTCTATTGGCTGAGTCTAAAGAAGAGTTTGATGATTTAAAAAGCGAAATAGAAGACTTCTTAGTTAACTTAAGAAGTGATACACAATTGGAGCGTAGAGCAAATGAGTCAAATAACTTGCAGACTGTTCTCCAATATACAAGATTAGGAATAAATGTAATTTAATGGACACTAGGGTAGAATATCTAAGATATCTGAAAGACCCCAGTTATTGCATAGAACAGAATTTTGAAGTTCTTGATAAGACGCAGGGGGGTTATGTCCCATACAAGTTATTTAGTCAACAAAAAAAACTAATAACTGCTTACTGTACTCACCGACATAATGTTGTAGCTAAACCAAGACAAGCTGGTATAACTACCACCACTGCCGCTTTTTTGGCAGTAAAAATTGCTATGGCCAGCAAGAAAAACCCAGTGGAAGTAGAGATTTTAGCAAATAAGTTAACCCAGTCAAGAGAGTTTTTGTCTAAAATAAGGGGATTTTTATTGCAAATTCCTATATGGGTTTGGGGAGATAATTATAACTATAATAAAAAAGAAGGCCACATTTTAGGTAAGGGGGCTGCGACTAGAATAGATTTATGCAATGGTTCATATGTTGCGGCTAAACCATGTACAACAGATTCTCTTAGGGGTACAAGTCCAACTTATTTGGTAGTAGATGAGGCAGCATTTGTGGAAAATGGAAAAGAAACTTATGCTGCATCAGCCGCAGCAGTTGCAACAGGTGGAAACATCATACTAATCTCCACTCCAAATGGTAAGGATGAACTATACTATGCAGCATATAATGGGGCTTTAACAAAAAAGAATGATTTTAACATAGTAAGACTTCATTGGGCATATGATCCAAGGTATAATAAGGAAATGATCTGGCAAGTTAAAGATGAAAAAGATGTAATAGTAGATCAATTTCCAGAAGAAAAATACACCGAAAAATCTATAAAGAGTAAATTAGATGATGGATTATTTCCGGTTTCTCCTTGGTTTTTTAAGATGTGTAGGGATTTAAATAATGACAAACGGGCAATTGCCCAAGAATTATTGGTACAATTTAAAGGATCGGGGGGTAATGTCATAGACATAAAAACAATAGAACACTATACTAAAAAGGTGGTCAAAGACCCAATTGAATATACTTGGATAGATAAAAATCTATGGATATGGAAAGAACCCATAGAGGGTCATAAATACATTGCAGGATGTGATAATTCAACTGGGGATGATAAAGACTATAAAACATACTCAATAATAGATTTAACGTCATATGAGGTTGTTGTGGAGTATCAGGGAAAAATTGGAGATGAGTCTTTTTCTGACTTGATATATGAGTATTCTAATAAATATAGTGCAATGACTGTTATAGATGTAACAGGCGGTTATTCTGATCTTTTAGTCCATTTTTTGTCAATAAAAGACTTCAAATATTTTTACTACAAGACCACTGAAAAAGACGGACAGATAATAAAAGCTGAAAAACCGGGATTAAAAATTCAGAGTGATAGAGAAGCAGCAGTTTCATGGTTTGTCAGCAGAATAGAAGAAAGACTATTGAATTGTTATTCAATTAGACAAATAGTTGAATGGGATACATATATCTGGAAAAATGGTAGAGCCGATCACCAATCAGGTTTCAATGATGATTTAATAACCTCTGTGTTTATGGCATTATGGGTAGCTGAAAAAGTGTATGATAAAATTGAAAAAGCAAGGAATATAAGTAAAAAGTTATTAACTGGGTATCTGGGGCAAAGAATTGTATTAAATAAAGAAAAAACTCCCACACAACAAAAAAGGGAAAAACTTAAAAAAGTACACGGTAAAAACTATTGGGTTTTTATGTAAATAAAAATTTCTATATTTAAAATAAAAAATGAAGATTGAGCCAATAGATGATGAGAGTTTAATAATAAAATGCAGAGTAAAAAGACTTAGTGACATAAATGCTTTAAAAATCATAAAAAATAAGTTTAAAGACCAATATGGGGAAGATATATTAATTATAATTGATTACAATGAAAATTCATATAAAAAGAAAACGGATACATATCTTAAGATAAATCTTTTTTTTAATCATCAGATGTCAGATGAGTGTCTTACTGAAACTAAAGAAATAATTGATAAAATCAATAACTCACGTGAAGATTTTATTATACATTAATATTTGCTATTTATAAATAAAAAAAGTATGTTCATACAAACAAAAAATTTTATATCTGAAAAAGTGGGGGAAAAGCTATCATTTAATGCGATTATCTTCTTTCTTAAAAGAAAACAAAGACATAGCTAACACTTAATTTCGCAATAGAAAATTTGCAAAATGGAACATGTTCACCAAATAATATAGATGAATTTATTAAGTTAAATATTCAAACCATCAATGAAGGGAAGAATATTTTTGAAGATGTTTCATTTAAAGAAGAATATGAAAAAGATTTAACTAAAATTGAGGAGAGTATTTTTTACATTACATCCAATAAAAAAGAGGCATTAAATTTTAATGAATATGAAACTCATTATAATACTATTAAAGAAGCTATATTGTTGAGACATGATTTTTCACAAAAAGACGCTAAACTAAAAACTCTTTTAGAAAACGCAAACCCAAACTACAAAGACATTTTACAAAAATTGGCAGAGAGTGAAGATAAATCAAAATTTTTAGATACACTAAAAGATAATGTAAAATCTGTCATTATAGAACACATGAATAAGCCAGAAAACAAAGAAGAAAAAAATATTCTTCTTGAGGCTTATAAAAATGTTGATCAAGTGACATTTGATGAAAAGACTTTTGTAGATGAATCAGTAAAAATCATAAAAATTCAGCAAATAATTTGTGAATAAATAACACATGTCTCAAAAGGAAACAATATATAAGAAACTTAGTAATTACTATGCGGATGTAGCAAATAAGTCATATGAAAAGACTAAGGACGATCTGTTGCTTAAAACCAAATCAAAAGAAGAATATGAAGATACGAAGTTAGTAAAACAACAGACAAAATATTTTCGTGATACTTGGAAAAAGGGGGCAAGACATATAGAGCAACAGCAGCTAATAACAGAATCTTTTCGTTTAACTTCATATATAGACTATTCAGCGATGGCTGAACATGAAATTATTGGGAGAGCCTTAGAGATATATACTGAGGAAACCCTAGTGACTAACAATAAAGGTAGATTCCTTACTGTTTTCTCAGAAAATGAGTATGTTCAAAAAGAATTAAATAAGCTCTTCTTTAATAACCTTAATATAGAGACAAATTTCCCAATAATAACATATGAAACTATTAAAAATGGAGATTGTTTTTGGCATTTAATCGTACATGATGAAGATGGAATTATTGGGTGTAAAATGTTGCCAACACCGGAAATTGAAAGAATTGAAAGTTCTTACTATAATACTTTACAGCGTGGAGGTTACAGCCCATATGGGGATGAAACTTATTTTAGATGGCACACCGCTGGTTTAGTTAATTTTAAATATTGGTCTATTGCACATTTTAGGCTGATGCTTGATCAAAAACGTATTCCTTACGGGGTGTCTATACTTGAAAAATGTAGGCGAGTTTGGAAAAATTTGTTATTGGCTGAAGATTCTATGCTTTCAATGCAAATTGTTAGAGGGGTTGATAGACTAATCCACTATATTGAGGTAGGTAATATTGATCCAGACGATGTAGATTCTTACATGGAAGAAATAGCCAACAATGTCAAAAGAACTATTAAAGTAGACCCAGAGACTGGACAGCAAGATTTAAAACATAATGTATTAGGTGTTGATCAAGATTATTTTATACCCAAAAGAGGTGATTCATCTTCTAAAATAGAAAAATTAGAGGGACAGTCTAACATGGACACTTCAGTTGTGGATCACTTAATGAAAAAATTGATGGCTTCGCTTGGAATACCCTTAGCATATCTATCATATGAAGAAGTATCGGGTGAAGGGAAATCATTGGCAATGCAAGATGCAAGATTTGCACGTACAATTAAAAGAGTACAACAGTCTTTATTACAAGAATTGAACAAAATAGCTACAACTCATTTGATTTTAATTGGAATGGAAGATGAAATTGATAACTTCATGTTGACAATGAATAATCCTTCTTTACAAGATCAAATTCTAAATATGGAGATTTTAAGTCAAAAAATTGATTTATATAATGTAGCAACAGATAATAGTGCTGGATTGGCTGCATATAGTGTCACCAAGGCCAAACAAGAGATACTTGGAATGACTCAGGAAGAGATAATTGAAGACACTAAACGAGTAAGAATTGAAACTGCTGTTAAAATGGAATTAGATAATACTGATCAAGTTATTCCAAAATCAGGTATTTTTGACGATATTGATGCAATATATGGCAATCCAATAGATATTTCGGAAGTTGATAATGAAGAAAGTGACAGTGATGGGATGGGAGGATCAGGAGTTGGAGGGGGAATGTCTCTTGGGGACGGCATTGGAGATGAAGACATAGATTTAGGAGATGAAGATTTGGGTAATGAAGATATAGGAGATGAGGGTAATATGGAAAATGAAGATATAGACTTAACTGATGACAGCATTGAAGAAAGAGTTAAATTTTCTTTAAAAAAAATAGATAAGATTTTAAACGGATAATATGGCATTTACTAGATACAGTATCAAAAGAGGAGATAAAAATTTTAAGCCTTTAGAAAGTTGGCTTCCAATTTTCTCCCCAGACGGGTTTAAAGTAAAATTTAAGTTTTTAACAGGTGGATGGTCTTCACTAGAAGAATGGGGGGGAGATAAAGATTGGAACGATAGACAAAAACTAAAGGGTTTAACCAAATTTTTTACCCCAAATA